GTCCGCGATCGCGAGGATCTGGTCCAGGGGCTTCGGCATGGTCAGGATTCTCCAGTGAAGGCGAACTCGGCCGACCCGCGGAGAAGGTCGCCGACCGACCCCTCGATCTCGTACGACAGCAGGACCGCTTCTCGCGAGACAGATCCGCCGTCGCAAAAGACGGCGAGCGTTCCGCGGGAGCCGATGTCCGACGGGTCGTACGGCGGGCACCCGAGTAGCCTGACGGACGCCGTCCCCGGGTCAACACTGGTGCAGGCGACGGTCTTGACCAGCCGAGCCGATTCGTCCGTCCCCAGAATCGCCCCATCGACGCCAGTGGTGTCGGACGTGACGGCGGAAGCGGGGCGTACGACAAAGTTCAAAAGCGACCCGATCGGGAAGCCTTTGAAGAATACTACCGCGCCCTGCGAATATGCGGCCACAACATCCCCCGCGGGGCTAGGGGATCAGGATTCCTCGGGGGGCACCGACACAAACGTCGCGGTCCCCTTCACGAGCTCGCCGACGGCGTACTCGACCTCCGACTCGGTGCAGCGACACAGGACTCCGGAGATCGTGTATTCAGTGCCAGCCGTCGGGGCGCTGGACGTGAGGAACGAGCAGGTGATCGTCGTCGTGATCCCTTCGACCGCGCCGGCCCCCGAGTCCGGCAGGCCGTCGACATAGACGCGGTTCGATCCGGCGGCCAGGTCGAGAGTTGAAGCGTCGAGTCTATTCGACGAGTTTGTCGGATCCGATCCGGTCTTCTTAATCTTGACGTTCGTCAGATCGCCAACCGGCATAGCCGGAGCGTTTCCGTTGGCAGGCGTGGGCATGGATCAGGAACCCTCCGCTTCTTTGTAAACGTAGGTCGCGGTGCCCTTGACGAAGTCGCCGACGGCCCACTCGGTCTCCACTTCGGTGCAGACCCAGCCGGTCGCGCCGGGGGCGTCCGGCTCCGGGGCCTCGCCAAAGAATGAGCAGGTGACGGTCTGAGTCACGCCCTCTTCGTCGGCCCCAGCACCAACGTCGACGAGCGGGGCGTCGGCGTAGACGCGGGCATCGTCGGAGAGCGTGGTCACGTCGACCTTATTCGACGAGCTCGACGGGTCGGCCGCCGAGGTCTTAACCTTGACGTTCGTGCATCCGGCCGGCAGCGAAGGGCCGACGCTCGGGAGAGAAGACAGAACTGCCATTGTTCACTCCATCCAGGAGACGGCGACGGTGATCTCGACGACGTAGGCGATCGGCTTGTTCTGGCCGTCCTCAAAGACCGGGTCGGAGTCTTTCGAGTCAGTGACCAGGACGCGAACGATTGTCAGGTCGCCCGAGCTACCGGCGAAGTTTCGCAGGGCCCGGCGGATGTCCCGGGCGGTCTCGTGGGTGTCGGCGTAGTTCGCCCCGTAGACCTCGATCGTGAACGTCCCGGTCGTCACGGTCTCGTCGTCGGCCGCGAGCGTGTCCTCGTCGGCCTGGCCGGCCTGGGCGAACATGACGTAGGGCGGGTCCCCTGCGGGCCCGATCAGCGGCCAGGCGTTGCAGCCGGCGGCCTCCTCGAGGGTCGCCCGGAGCCAGGACTGAATCAGGTCTTCGGAGCCGGATGGCATGGGTTACCCCTGGTAGCCTTGGTTTTTCCCGCCGCCGACTTCGCTGGCGGCCTTTTCGAGCGCGTTCTTCAGTTCGACGGATAGCCGGCTGGCGACCTGGCTTTTGATCGAGTCAAAGGTCCGCTGCATCATCGCGACGCCCTGCATCCGGGTCGTGCCGAACTCGTGCCAGATCGCCTTCCGGCTGGCGTTGCCGTACTTGTAGCCCAGACCCGCGACGGCCCAGCCGTCCTTGTTACGCCCGATCCACCGGGCCTTCGTGGTGACGCTCTTCCGCAGCTCGCCGGTGGATCGCTTCTCGCCCTTCTTCCGCCGGCCGCGGCGTACGTTGGTCGGCGGCGTATTGGCCCGCAGCTTCTGGACGCCGCCGCTCGCCTTGATCGCCCGCCGCATAGACGCGAGGAGATGCTTCTTCCCGATATGGGCCGGGAACGATTCGTAGGCCTTGGCGAGGTCGCCGAACTCGCCGAGCAGTTTCGCCCAGTTGACGGAGATCATGTTCCGACCTCCTCGACCGAGAGTTCCATCGCCTCGCGGTGGCCCTGCTCGACGACGCCCGAGATGTAGAGCAGGCGGTCCCCGCGCGAGATCCACCGGAGCCGCCAGTTCGCCTGGAGGCCCTCGTAGTAGCGGATCCGGACCGTGGCCGAGGTGCTCCCGCCGACCTGGCCGCGGCGGGCCTGCTCGACGTACGACAGGGCCTCGTACGATCCGAAGACCCGCGCGACCTCGTCCCACTCCTGGACCATCTCGCCGACGGCGTTCCGTGTCTCGGTCGGAGACTCGATCGCGAAATACTCCCGGAGGATCCCGGACGGCAGGACGCCCATTACCAGGCCCCCGAATGACTGGCCGACGCGAGCAGGGCCTCGAAGGCCTGGGGCAGCTCGGCCGCCCCGTCCTCGGCGAGGATGCCCCGGTTCTTGAACGTGTGCTCCACGAACATGAGGAGCGCGGCCTTTAGGCCCGGCTCGATCGGATCGCCCGGCTCGACGCCCGCCCAGTAGGTCACGACGACCTTCCCCGAACGACCGACCCCGAGCTTGACCGTGGCCGGCATGGCGTCGGCGTCGACCTCGAGGTCCTCTTCGTCGACCTCCTCGCCGTCGACGGTCACCGTGAGGGCGTACGTCGAGCCGGTCAGGAGTGGCGGGTTCGGGATCGTCAGGATCCCGGTCGTCGGCACGTCGGGCCAGGTCGCCCGGTACTCGGTGGCGACCAGCGTCTGGCCGAGCCGCTTCTCGATGTAGCGGCGGCCGGCCGCGATCTTGTCGGAGATCAGCGAGTCAAACTCGTCGAAGGACTCGGTCATCCCGAGCTGTAGCTTCGCCTCGGCGAGCGTCACGGGCTCGGTCTCGGGCCAGGTCACGACGCGAACGGTGTCGGGCTTCATGACGAGCCTTCCTCTTCAATAGTCGTGGAGGCGATCAAAACCTTCTCGAGATAGACGTCCTCGGCCGTTCTGTACCAGATCCCGCCAACCAAAACCTGCCAATCGACCGCCACTCCGTTAAAGGCGTCCGGATCGCTAAACCCGATCTCGAACTGCCAGACGGACGGCTCGCCTTCAATCGCAAAGTCAGCCGGGTCTAAGATTGCTTCGATCGTTACCGGCCCGCCTGCTGTGATGTCCGTCACGGTCAGCTCTACCTCGTCCCCAGAGCCACCCGAGCCCAAAACTCCTCCAACGCGAGTCGCGATCCCGTAGAGCGTTCCGTCAGGAGCTGGCTCGCCTGCCTTGAACGTGATGGTCGCGACGTGGGTCAGCGACTCCTCGGTGAACCGCAGGAACCGGTACTGCGATCCGCGCAGCCTTCGCTTTAGTGTCATTAGGTGGCGACCCTCGTCTCGACGATCTGGCCCGCCACGGCTCGCTCGGCCTGCCGGACGGCGGCCGCCTCGAGGAGCGTCCCCTGGGCCTCGCGGACGCCAGCCCCAGTCTCGACCAGGTGCTCCGCGAGTCCAGCGGTCGCCTGGATCACGGTGCCGGCCCGGTACCCGCGGTACGACTTCAGCAGGCGGATCGGATGCAGGGCGGCCACGGTGGTCCTCCTAAAAACGCGACGGCCCGGCGGAGGCATCCATGCCCCCGCCGGGCGTTCTGCGTGGGGGCGAGATCAGGTTCAGCTACCAGCCTCGACCAGCTTCGCGACGAAGGTCGCGTCGTGGTTCGAGATGCCGACCCGCTGGAGGCCCCGGAACTTCACGGCGTCCGACTCGAAGCCGGCGTGCTCGGAAGCCGAGATCACCAGCCCGTTCGACTTCACCGCGACGGCGGTCGCCATCGAGAAGTCGCCGTAGAGGGCCAGCGTGCCCTCGGGCAGGCCGAGGCACTTGTAGACCGGAGCGCCCATGACGGTCGGGAGAACCCGATCGCCGACGGTCGTCGACTGCGAGACGACCGAGGACTTCATGACGTGCTCCCAGCCGGCCGAGCTCACGACCCAGGCCGTGTTCATGGCCCGGCTGTCGATCTTGCCCACGAGCGAGGCGAGGTCCGCCCCGTCGTAGTCGGTGCCCGCCTCGACCTCGTTCCCGACCGGGATCTCGTCGACCAGGCCGTCGATGCCCTTGCCGGCATCGCCCTGGAGCCAGACGGTGTCGATCTTCTTCGCGATCGCGAGGCCGAACCGGTTCGCGGCGAGCTGGGCCAGGTTCACGACCGCGGCCGCGTCCTGGATGAGCTCGTTCGAGAACGAGAGGATCCGGCCCATCTTGTGAAGGGCGATCGTGACCTTTGAGGTCGTGGCCTCGTCCTCGGTCACGGTCTCGTGCTCGTCGAACCACTCGGCGTCGATCTCGCCGATCTTCGGGATCTCGAGCGTGTGGCTCGAGGTCGTGTAGACCTGGGCGAGCTGCACGCCGACGGACTGGTAGCCGAGGACGTCGATGTAGCCGCGGAAGAGCTCGGGGGAGACGAGCTCGGCACCTTCGCCGTCGTACGTCGGCGAGGTCTCGCCCATCGCCCGGGCCTCGGCGAAGTCACCGCGGGCGATCGCCCGCAGGAACCGGCCGGCCCGGACCGCGTCCTCGGTCGTGCCGAAGCCGCGGAGCGACTTGCCCGGCATGACGTGGATCGCGGGACCCTTCCGCTTCTCGGCCTTCTCGACCGTGGCGCGGCTGTCGGACTCGCTCGAGGTGACGGCCTTCATGGCCTCGACCTTCGCGTCGAGCAGACGCTCGGCGATCGCCAGCTTTTCCACCTCGTCGCACCGGGCGGACCGCTCGGCGAGCCGCTCCTCGATCTGCTTCGCCTCGGCCTCGTCGGCGGGCGTCAGGGCGCGGAGGTTCGTGATCTCGGTCGTGAGCGTGGCGGCCTCGTCCTGGAGGCGCTGGAGCTTGGCGCTGGGCATTGGTTCGCTTCCTTGCGTTCGGGTGGTGGTTCAAAACCTCCCGCACGATATGAGCGACCCACCGACCGGCGAAGTTCGCCGCGTCCTACCGTAGGACTTTTCCAGACGGTGCCGGGCACTTGCCGTCGGGGCAGGCACCAGTCGCGCCGCACGGGCACCGCGTCTTGTGTCCGTCGCCGTGAGTGATCCAGCCGGTGCCGCCGCAGTCCTGGCACTTGCCGGGTGCCGGCGGCTTCGGGCCAGGGGCCGGCGGGGCCGGGGTCTTGTCGTGGGCCATGCTCGCCCGGGCGGCCGCCACGGCCGCGGCCGCGCGGGGATGCTCGAGGTCGATCTCCGCCGGGTCGGCCGAGAGCCAGACGAGGAACGCGACGATCCACCGCCAGAGCGTGATCACCAGCCCCTCCCGTGGTCGAGGGTTTGATAGCCGTCCTCGCCGACGTGGGCCCGGACGTACTGGGCCGCCTCGGGCTCGGCCGGCGGGCCTTCGGCGAGCAGGGCGATCCAGAGGAAGTTCTTCGCCAGGCGGGCGATCGTCCGCAGGACGGGCCGGTCGTTCGCCGGCGGACCGAACGGCGACGGCGTCGAGCCGGCCGGCAGCGACAGCCACCAGCCGCCGACGATGGCGACGAGGACCAGGGCGGCGAGCTGCCGCTTCGTGAGCGTGATCATGGGGCCGTCCGTTGGGTCAGCGTGTCGGCTGGAGGAGGGGCCAGCCATTCCCCGTGATTGAGTTCCCGATACTTGAACTCGACGGCCCCGATGGCGTAGGAGTCGCCCTGGGCGAGGATCCGCTCGACGACCGGCCGCTCGGCCCAGAAGACGCCGTCCGGCAGGTCGGCCGGATACTTGCCGCCGTACGAGATCCACTTCGTGCCCCAGGAGTTGATCACCGCCGCGGCGTCGACGGCGCGGACGCCGGCGGGGGCCGTCGCCTTGAACCGGACGCCGATCACCGCCATCTGGTGCATCCACGTCCCGCTCGCCGGCAGGACGCCCGAGGCGTCGGTTCGCGAGGCGAAGCCCTGACTCGACGCGATCGTGACCGGGAAGCCCGAGGTCACCGCGGCCACGAGCTCGGCCCATGTCTTCACGGCGACGACGTGCCGGCATGGGTGCCGCTTCGCCACCGCGTCGAGGCGGCCGCGGTCGCCCTGGCCGCCGCAGCCATAGGCCCCCCAGGCCTTCGCCCGGTCCGCCGAGTAGGTCGTGAGGTCGTAGCCGAGATCCGGGAACGGCTCGCGGTAGACGACGCCCCAGTCGCGGAGGAACTTCGCGGCCCCCCAGCCAGTCGCCCCGTCGCTCCAGCCGCCGACCGGGCTGGATCCGTCGCCGCTCTTGCCGCGACTCTCGACGCGGGCACCGCCGTATAGCGCCTCACTCGACGGCATGAGCGGCGCGTCGGCCAGTTCGCCCAGGTCCCACGACACGGCCTCGGCACAGTAGACCGCGTGCATCGCCCCCCACGAGACGCAGTCCCCGATCCCCTGCCGGCCGACGACGAACGGCGAGCCGTATCGCTCGCGGTGGGCCCGGTCCATCTGCCGCCAGAGAAACGTATCGACTTCCTTCGCCTGGGCCATCGCGTCGGGGGCGGCCTTCGCGAAGACGCCCCGCGGCCCGAGCTCGGCCAGGAAGGCCCGCGTCCCCTCGGGGTCGGGCCGGTAGCCGGTCAGATGGTCCTCGAGGTCGAAGCCTGCCGGGCCCGGGGCGCGGGCGTTCAGCCAGGCGGCCACGGCCAGCCCGAGGAGCAAGGCGACGGCGAGCAGCCGGATTTTAGCGGGAGGCATCGGTCGCCGCCCTCCCCACGTCGCGGAAGGCGGCCACCCAGGCCGACCGCTGCTCGGGCGTCACGGGCCCGCCGGCGGTGCCGACGGCCGCGTCCAGGTAGCCCTTGATCGCGTCGCGGGCCGCGGGCTGGCGCTGGCCCAGCGAGACGCCCCGGCAGCGGAGCTCCCGGGCCCGGTGCCGCAGCTCGTCGAACGCGACGCCCGTCCGCAGGAACGGCCCGTCGGCGTCCATGCCGTCGGCCTCGATCTCGTCGGCCAGCTCGGAGCACAGGGCCCCGATCGTCGCCGCGTCGGCCGAGGCCGTCGGTCCCTTGAACAGTCCCCGCAGGTCGAGCGGGACGCCGGGGGCCGGCGTCGGCGACGGGGCCGCGGGCCCGGTCGACATATGGGCGGCGAGCGCCGCCGCGAGCAGGACGACGGCGGCGGCCTGGCGGGCGGTCACCCGCTCGCGGACCCACGCCACGGCCTCCGAGGCCTTCGCCGGGAGATCGCCGCCACCGAAGACCAGGGCCGCCGCAGCGACGAGGAGGATCGCGGTCAACATCTCAGCCGTACCTCACGAGTCGTAGGACTTGCTCCATCGCCCCGGCGGCGATCGCCAGGACCAGCGAGCGGATCGCCGGGCGGACCAGGATCCAGACCGGCCAGGCCGCAAGCGGGACGGCCTTGTCGGCCAGGGCGTCGAAGAGGGCGGCTACGGCCTCCAGGACGAGGGCCTTCTTCTCGGCCCCGGTCATGCCGTCCAGGCCGTCGAGCGTGGTCACGGTCAACCGCAGGAGGCCGACGAGCAGCTCGCCGAACTCGGCCCACGTCAGGCCGCCGGCGGCCGCGGCCTTGGCGGTGGCGATGTAGGCGGAGACTTTGTCCTGGATCGACAGGAACGCGACCGAGGCGGCGAGCGGGGCGGCGGTGATCGGCGTGGTCATTTGCGTCTCCAGACGGCCTCGGCGGGGACGACCTGGCGGCGGCGTTGCCGGCAGGACTGGCACTCGACGTACTGGACCTGGGCGGGGCCGGCCCGCTTGCTCGACTCGACGCGGCAGCGGCCGCCGCAGCGTGGGCACTTGCTAACCGGCATGGATCCGCATCCTCGCGACGGCGGCCGCGGCGGCGGCGCGAGCGCCGGCGAGCGA